AGATTCCCGAACCAAAACTTCCCGTACCCGTGACTGAAAGTGTTGATTTAAAAACGCCAACTCCGGTTACATAGATCCCAGATGCAATATTTAAATCGCCTCCGACATTCAATCCGGAACCTATAACCCCGCTACCCGAAACAAAAATTCCACCACTTGTCAATAAACCGGATGTAAAAATACCGCTACCACTGCTGGAGATGTTTGAGCTAAATACACTTGCTCCGGTCACATAAATTCCAGAGCTAAAAGTACCTGTTCCGCTTACGATTAAATTAGAAGCTACAGAAGCAACGCCAGTAACATAAAGCCCGGATCCAATTCGAACGTTACCGGCAACATCTAAATCAGATCCCAGTACCCCACTGCCTGATACAAATAAACGACCACTGGTCAGCAGCCCAGAATTAAAGATACCACTGCCGCTAGCCGTAACATTACCGGTAAATGAACTACCTCCTGCTGTTTGCGCCCAGGATAAATTACCTGAAGCATCACTAACTAACGCGTAACCAGATGCAGGTGCGTCGCCAGAAGGTAATGTCCAGATGACATTAGAAGGTACAACTGTTGCCGACTTAAATGCAACCCAGTTACTCTTGTCGTCATCTAAGAAAACAATACCACTACCAAATGTACCACTGCCGGAAACTGTTAAGTCTCCACTCGTCAATAATCCTGAGCCAAAAATACCACTGCCACTGGCAGTCATGTTGCCGGTGAATGTTGAATTGAAGTTAAATACATTTGCGTTGAGTGTCGCAAAACTTCCAACTGTTCCGTTAAAAGTGTCCCCAGTGATTGTTGTACCAGAAAGGTAATCAAAAGTTCCCGAAACGCCAGTGACAACTGAGAACAGGGCAGATGTTCCGGTAATGGTCGTACCACTTAAGGTCCCTGTGATTTGAACGCCGGATTGGAAATAACCGCTGCCAGATACAATTAAATTTCCGCTGTAAACAGTAAAGTTTCCTCCTGTATAACTGCTGCCTCCTCCTCCACTTTGAGCAGTCCAATACGTTAAACCATTGGCGTCTGTTGCCAAAACGTAGCCAGACGTACCAAGACCTGTTGGGAATGAGAATAAACCATACGGACGGACGTCTCCAGAAGTTGTGGCAAAAGTAACGCCGTCAGCAACAAAGTTGCTTCCAGATACTGTTGAAAATGTACCGGTCGTTCCCTGGACTAAATTACCCGTTATCGTTTGACCAGATAATTTAGAAGTAAATACACCAGTGACACCGGTAATTAAAGCGCCAGATAGTGATTGGAATACTCCGGTAGTCCCACTGATCGATGCACCAGTTATCTCATTGGCAGTGACATGGTTTCCAGAGACGGTAGAGAATGTACCTGTCGTCCCTTGAATTGAGTTGCCTGTAATAACTTGACCGGAAAGAGTTGAATTAAAAATACCTGTAATAAATACGCCACTAACACCACTAATTAGCCTTCCAGACAAAGACTGAAAAATACCAGTGGCACCACTAATTGTGGTTCCAGTAATGCCAACAGCATATAAATAGTCACCACTAATGGTTTGGCCCGTGATTCCACTTGCTCTGATTACATTACCAGTGATTGTTGCACCACTAAAGTTGGTTGCAGTGCCGGAGACTAACGTGGCGTTAGTTGCACTAAATGAAGTAAAAGTACCAGTGTTTCCGTTTACATTGACACCAAGAATTGATGTGCCAGTGATGGTAACGCCACTGATTAGACCAGTGCTGATAAAGCCACTGGTCACCAGGGTTCCAATGGTTCCGGTACCTGAAACAGTTACGTTTTGATTGGTGGTAACATCACCAGATACGACAAGATTTCCACCAACATTTAAGTTGTTGGTGATTGTTCCACCAGATGTGCGGAAATAGTAATTGTCTAAATAAGCCTTATGTTCTGCTACAGTAAATTTCTTATTCTTAAGACCGGGATCAACTTCAGAAACATCAACTACAGTAAATAGGTCGGCATCGTCGATGTCGACCGAAGTGATTCCTGGTAATTCAGTGATCCGCCTGTTGGCCACGTATACGCCTGCAAACCTTATAACTAAAATTATAGTTTAGGTTTGCCGTATTTTATTTTACCTTTATTTCGATCTGCGGCAACAAACGGGAACCAAATCCCCATAAAGCTTGCACGCCGGTCACCAGGCCACACGCCAATAAAATTACAAACAGTAACTCTGCAACAGTGAAGTTACGTCTCAGGTAAATAATCTGAGGTTGCTGTGGCTGAGGGATTGATGGACGCATGGACGGGGGTGGTTCAACCAGGCGTTGAGGCTTTGGTTCAGCAGCGGCTTGGGCAATGGCACGCTCTCTGGCTACGGCCTTAAGCATCTCGATTTGCTCAGCCGATAGCTTCACTGGCTGCTGAAATGCTGTTGGGATATTGTCTTGGACTTGTTCGTCCATGGTCATAACAACTCTTGTTCAAATACATTAGCATTTAACGAAAACAGTTGAGGTATGTCTTACGGAATTCGCAAGGGTCTGGAAGATGTTGCGCAAGAACTTAAAGGAATTCGCAACATTCTCTCCAGTATGTGGGCCTTGCAAAAAGGTGCGGACGACAAGGGTGCGACAAACCCTGAGGTCTACGCCGATGAATATATCTCGACAGATGAGTGTGCCAGGCGTCTGTCTGTCTCCGATCAAACAATCCGTAATTGGATCGCTATCGGCAAGAACGGCAGCCGGATGGGCGGATGGGTTGAAGGAATTCATTACGTCAACATCGACCCCGGCACAAATAAGAAAAGCAAAATTCGCATCCCTTGGAACCACCTGGTGCGATCCTTTGCCAAAAATCCCGAGACTGCCTTAAGCAATTATAAAGAAACCGACCACAGCAGCTACAGGGTAAACAAGTATTCCATTGATGCTTACTTAAAAGAAATAGAGCAAAATCAAGATGCAGAAGAAGAGAATACCCCTAGCCCATAGATTTGAAAGCTTCTCAATCGAGGAGGTAACGATCTGCAATTACCAGGAGATCCTGCCGGTTTCTCTGGCTTTGCAGGTGGAGTGCTTCATGCCACCAGAAGGATCTTTTGATGACGAATGCCTGCGTCGTTACCTTGAGATCATTCGGAACTACGAGGAAGAAGACGTTAACTCGAACATGACTCTTGCCAACCGTCTTCGTGTTGCATTCAGAGACATGAGGCCGGATACTATTTGTAGTAAATTTCCAGCGGCAGAGCTTCCTCTCAAGCGCAGGCTGCGTTGCGTAGCCGAGTATTTGATTCGTTCCGGTGAGTTCGACAAATTACGGGACGAAAAAGGTAAACTGATTAAAAAACGTGGAGTACTTGGCAAGCTGGTGGTTATCTACCAACCACTACCGAAGCTCCAAGAAGTATTACAAAAGCAAGGATTGACATCCAATGAATAGAAGGGAAAAGCTCATTGCCCAGGCACTTGGTCCGGATATCGATGACACCAAGGTCAGGATGCTGGATGCAACCGTGCGCCTGATCCTTGGTGATATGGGTGAGCATTACTTCAAAATGTGGGAAGCTGAAGGCCCAGGGGTGATGGTCTTTCAACCGAAAAACAAAGAACGTTCAATGTTCTTCTGGACACTCAAGGAGATTCACTCAGCCCAAGAGGAGTGTGAGCGTTCAAACGATGGTGATTTAGCTGAGAGCTTCCGTCGTATCCTTTCTGCGGCACAGAAGATCGACCCGACAGAAAAAGCTGGATATGTCATCAACGATGATGAGGGTATCCGGTATTTTGAAATCGATTACAACAAGGCAACTGATTCGTAATGGCAATTACCAAAAGCGGCATGCGCCGTGAGGATCTAGAGCTCATTACTAATGCAGATCTTGTTGCGGCAGCACATGGCTTGATGGGTCACATCGACTTGGATGTGGCCAGCTCTGAGCTGGCAAATGAGTATGTCAATGCAAAAAACTTTTTCACACCCACCGATGATGGACTGAACGATCAACAGTGGTTCGGAAAAGTTTACTTATTTCCACCCAGTGGTACTTACTTCTGGGATAAGGCAAATGAACGATGGAAGATGACAAGGGCTTGCTCACCAACACTGACATCGTCTCATGCAGTGTGGTTCCGGCGCCTATTCAAAGCCTGGTACCACAACGAAATTGAAGAAGGACTTTATTTTTCCAACTGTCCTGACATGTTTCGTTACGAACAGCGGCTCTTTGATTTCCCAGTGTGCATTTTGCGTACTGTGCCAACACTTGTTGCAAGAACAAACGAGGGAATTAAAAAGCACAATACCTGTACTTCATTCCTAGTTTATCTGCAACCCAAGGACAATATCGGTGAAGCGACCGAGAGATTCATCGACATTTACTCCGAAAAAGGCCGTGTTCTTTGCTGAATCATTTATATTGAAAAGGCTTTAAAGGGTTTATGAGCGTTCTCTGCGATAAAGAAATCCGCCGTCTTGCGGAAGAAGATGAGATGATTGTTCCGTTCCAGGATCATCTCGTTAGCAAAGAAGATGGCCGTCGTATTCTCAGCTATGGACTTAGCTCCTATGGATACGACATTCGTTTGTCGCCAGAGCAATGCCTGATCTTTGGACGCATCTCAGAAGGTGAGTGTGATCCAAAGGATTTCAAACCTGAAATCTTAACAAAAGCCGAACTTTTGGAAGACGAGAAGGGTAAGTATTTCCTTCTGCCGCCCTATGGCTATTGCCTGGGAGTTGCACGTGAACGATTGAAGCTGCCACGTGATGTCACTGTGGTTGCAGTTGGTAAATCTACTTATGCCCGGTCGGGAATCCTGGTTAATATCACACCTGCCGAGAGTGGGTGGGAGGGATACCTGACTCTTGAAATTAGTAACTGCACGGGATTATTCAACCGCATCTACGCAGATGAGGGTGTGACCCAACTCCTTTTCTATCGCGGTAATCCTTGCGAGGTCAGCTACCAGGACCGTAAGGGTAAGTATCAAAACCAGGCGCCTGAAGTTGTCTTCAGCAAAGTCTGATCAGCCGAAACCATCCAGGAAGTTGTAGGCACGGCCAGTGCGTGGCTGAGGTTTGTCGGGGTAGTTCACACTGCCCCTGGCACCTGGCGCATCACCCAGGCTTGGCAATGTAACACCACGGCGGGATGCTTCTTGCCTGCTGACAGTATTGCCGATGATTGGATACTTTGTATCTGATTGGGAACGGTATTTATTTGCGACTCTTGATGCGCTGAGGAATCTGGCTACACGATTCTGCTGTACAGCATTTTCTGTATCAGCGGCTGCTGCAGTATTTCTCTCTTGTGGATCTAATCGACGAAGGTCAACATCATATTGACGTTCTGGCGTCAGATCACTGACCTCACCGCCGGAGGAGCCAGAGTCTTGCCTTGGGTCATACTGAAGACGACCACGAAAACCAACCGGAGTATCTACCGGTTCGTTGATGTTTTCGCGACGTGGGTTATAGAATCTTGCCATGTTAATATTGTAATCGAGGCAATTTAGGCCAAGATATTCTCATGCATAGCTCTGCTGATTACCGCGACGGTCTCGGTCAAAACATCATTGACGAAGTAATGTGCCGTTGTCTTAACCAGGCAACATTCGGTACTCAACTCGACAACGAAGAAAATGATGTGCCATTATATGATCAGTACAATCGCGGATTGACGTTATGCGAGGACGGAATTCCAAGGCGGAGCCTGGAGATCGAGGGGGCACGACCTGGAATGACGGGATTTATTCCGTCGATGGAGGAAGCAATGGAGATGTACCCAGCTTCATCGCCACGACCGAAGACGATGATGATGGATTTGGGCGAAGCACCGGAAATGGAAATGATGTTGTCGCAGAAAAGGCGTGGTTTGCTCCGGTAGATGATACCGTTTTTGCTGTAACCGATACTGCTGTCGATCTTTCTATCTTGCCTGGATTTTCTTCTGAATGTAAGGACGGTGTATGCCCAGTGCCCTGGGCCGTCAAGGAAGAAGCACCTTTGGTTCAACCGGACCAGGTGAATCATCCTCCGCACTATACCGATGGCGGCGGCATTGAGTGCATTGAAGCAATTGAAGCGGCCTTAACCGACGAAGAATTCCGTGGTTACTGCAAGGGCAATCTCATTAAATATGGCTGGCGTGAACGAATGAAGGGCGGCACTGAGTCATTAAAAAAGGCCCAGTGGTATCTGGACCGTCT